GAAGTTGAAGAAGAAGCACCAACGGAGGAAGTCGCTACGCCTAAGCCGAAAGCTAAATCCTCCAAAAAATAAGGAGGCGGTTTAAATGGCGGTAAGCATTATTAACGCAGATATTTATATTAACGAATACTCACTTGATCCTGACGATTGGAACGAAGCGGACGACTTGAAAAAGACGCGCTACTTAAACGTTGCATTATCGACATTACAACGACAATATGCGGATAAGGTAATCCCTGATAATGCGGTGTATGAGTTTGCGGCAGTCTTATCGGTCGTCTATAACGATACGTTCAAGAATATCCAATATGGAGTTAAATCATTTAGCGTTGCGGGAATTACGTACGGATTCGACGGCAGCCCGAAAAGTTTAACGGATTTAATTCCGCCACAAGCGAAATCGTTAATTACCGAAGCAAACGGTGGCGGTAGCGGAAGTACTGGAAGTCGCGTTCAATGGACGGTGTTGTAAATGGCGGTATTACCGGTGAAGCAAACAGTAGTCCGAATACGAACGGAAGGCAGCGAATGGGAAGGCGGTACAACTGTAGACCGCGTTGAACTAAAATGTCGCGTCGATGAAGGCACGAAACTAGTCCGATCAATGTCCGGCACTAACGGCGTTCAAGGGGAAACCGCAAGCGAGGTCGTATCTACTGCGGATATCTATTTCGATAAGCTAGCCGATATTCAATTAACGGATTCGCTCGAATATACCAACGAATTAGGAATAACGCGAACATACACTCCATTAACAATCGAAATTAAGCGGAGTATTAGCGGAAAGCCTGTTCTAACGGTGGTGAGCGTATAATGGCGAGAGATTTCGAGATTAATATCGCAGGACTAGAACGATTAATGCGGATGTCGCCCGAAGCAGCAGGACGAGGGGCTAAACGTGGACTACATGACGCCTTAGACGACTGGAAGTCAGAGGCAACAGATATCGCTCCGATTTCTCCAGGCGGGGGAACGTTGCGTCGCGGAATCAAAGCTGAAGGCGTTAAGGGGAGCGGGCTCGACATGAAAGCGGAAATCTCCTCAACTGCTATCGAAGAAAGTAACGGTGGGCGATTTAACTATGCGTACTACATTCACGAATTAAACGCAGGCGGCGCGAATGTCTCTAGCGGAGAAAAGAAATATCTCGACAAATCTGCGGAAGTAAATAAAGCGAAGTGGATGCGTTGGGTTGAAGAAGAAATACAAAAGGAATTACGAAGGGAAGGATGGTGACGGTAGATGTCCGTAGTAAACGAACTTAATTCTATCTACGAATACTTAAAAGCGTTATTCCCTACGGCTACTATCGAACGTCAAGACGTCCCATCGACGCCTACTCCTAATACGTTCGTAGTTCGTACGCAAGATAACGAAAGCAGATCGGAAACTTCACTAACGCAATTAAATGCGCGAGAGTTTCAGCTTATATATTTCGGAAATTCTTCGGTAGACGTTTTAACGAAAGTCGACGAGTTTGGCGATTCATTAAAAAATAACCGAAGAGTAATTCCGATTAAGGAGTCTTTGCGCTATATACGCGTGAAGGCTTTTAATTTTGGAACGCCATTTAAGACTGCAAGCAATGTGAACGGAATTATTGGCGTGATACAGACGGAAACGCGTGAAGCACGCGATTTACCAATAGAACAACAAATCACATCCGTCAGTCCGACGGTCAATTAAGGAGTGAAGTAAATGGCAGGCGGTCAATGGTCACCTTCGTCATTACCGATTCGTCCAGGTCTATACGCAAACTTCGTATCAAGCGCAATCGCTCAAATTTCAGGCGGAGCAAGAGGTACGGTAGGAATGCCGTTAAAGACTTATACAGGCGGAACGGCTACGGCAAAAAAATTCTACACGGTAGCAAACGAAACAGACGCATCAGCTTTATTCGGATCGGCGAATATTCAACCGATTAAATTCGCATTACAAGGCGGAGCAAAAGAGGTCCTAGTTTATACGATGCCTTCTTCGCCAGTGGCGCAAGATTATATCGATATGCGTACGGCTTTCGATACGCGTCCGTTTAATGTATTCGTATTTGATTCTGAGGTTTCATCTACGGAACAAGACAATACGTTAGCTTGGGTGAAAAGCAACAAAACTGACGGCAAGCATTTTATGGCGGTATTCGGTTGCGTAGTAGCAGCGGACGATAACGACCCGTCAGTAGGAGATACGCGCTCAATCCGATTATTAGACGATTACGCAGTTAACTTGATCAGCGGAGTTGTAATCGGAGGCACTTCGTATACTTCAGCAAAATATGCGCCATACATTGCAGGCTTAATCGCAGGAACGGCAATTAACCGTGCTGTTACGTATGTAGTCGCACCTGTTGACGATGTTGTTACGAGATTTACGAATACGCAAATTAAGACGTCGTTATCGAAAGGTTCGCTAGTACTTACGAACGACGGTGAAAAGGTTAAAGTCGAGCAAGGCTTAACGACTTCGGTTAAGAAAATCCGTGCTCAACGCGCTCGTCAAGCGGTACTTAACGATACTACAAAAACGGCAAGCGATTCGTATATAGGAAAAATCAACAACAACAAGGACGGTCAAGCAGCGTTAATTAGTGCGGTTAAGGCGTATTTAGAAACGCTAGAACGTTCAAACGTATTAACGAATATTAGCGTAGGATTAGACCCGCAATACGCTTCTACGGGCGACACGGTTTATCTTGCGATTTCATTTACGGAAATTGATTCGGCGGAACGAATCTTCTTAACAATTAACGTTTAAGGGCGGTGAAAAAAATATGGCATTAGACTCAAGTCGCGTAATTAATGGTCAATACGGAGAAGTATGGCAAGACGGTAAATGGCTTACAAACGTTACGAAAGCGGAAGCAACCGTCGAAATCAATAAGGAAGAAATAACTCGAAGCGGTACTCGTTGGATTGGTCACAAAGTTACTTCGTTAAAAGGTAGCGGAACAATCAGCGGATATAAAGTTACTTCTGATTTTATTAAATTAATAGGGGCAGTAGCGAGTGATCGTGGTAAGCCTTACGTAACAGAATTAATTCTTAAATTAGATGATCCAGAAGCATTCGGAGCAGAACGTGTTCGATTAAAGAGCGTTCAATTCGACCAGATTCCGTTAGGCATGTTCGAAGTAGGTTCGCTAGTTGAAGAGGAGCTTCCTTTCACATTTAGCGGATACGATTTATTAGACGCAATTAAAGAAGCATAGTACGGCGCTTTCGAGCGCCTTTTAAATTTGAAAATTACCGGGAGGTTTATATAAATGGACGCATTACAAGCGCTATTGAGCGCGGAGTTAACGATTGAAACAACGGTAAATCTTAAGCGTTTAGGCGCAGATTTTGTATTTAAAGCAATCGATGGAAAAACGTTATCGAGACTACAAGAGCAATCGACTCATTACGTAGGTAAAGGAGCGAAACGCGAAGCGCAACTTGACGAGCAAAAATTCGGAGCACTACTTATCGCTACGGCGTGTACTTCGTTAAACTTCGGCGATTCTCAGTTACTTAAAAAATACGAAGCTAGCGACGCAGGAGATGTCGTACAAAAAGCGCTATTAGCAGGTGAAATTGCGAAGATTTCTCAAGCGGTAATGGAGATTAGCGGTTTCAACGATATGGACGATCAGGTGGAAGAAGCAAAAAACTAATCAAAGGCGGAGGTGAGGCGAATATTTTACATCAAATATTTCAACAGCATCATATTCCGCCAGATGAAGTGTTTGCGAAAGACCCCCGTCATAGAGCATTTATGTACGCAAGTATGATACTCGCTTCCGAAGAGGAGGCCAAACGTAATAAGTAAGGAAGGAGGTCGATAATATGACGTTTAACTTAACGGCAGCGCTTCGATTAAATGATGCCGGATTTACTAGTGGTATGAATCGCGCAAATAATTCGGTGTCACGAATGACATCAGGCGCAATTGGGTTAGCCGGTAAAATTGCTGCCGTAGGAGCTGCGTTTGGTGTTACGGCATTAGCTGCGAAAGGTCTACAAACGGCGTTTCAAGGCGCTATGCAAATGGAAACCGATAAATTAACACTTGGCGCGCTAGTTAATGATACAGAGAAGGCGAATGAGCTTTTCGGTATGCTTCAGAAAAAAGCATTGACATCCGTATTCTCGGACGCGGATTTTATGGGAGCAGGTAAGGCGTTTTTGCCTGTAACAAAGGACCTTAAAGAAATTAACGAATTACTTGGAATTACTGAACGTTTAGCAAGCTCTAACCCACTCGAAGGGATGCAAGGTGCAAGTTTTGCTATTCGTGAAGCATTATCTGGCGATTTAGTTTCGTTACAAGAGCGCTTTAATATCCCGCGATCAACATTAAAAGAAGCGTTTCAAGGCGCGGATACTGCGACGGAAAAGATTGCGGCATTAGATAAGGTTTTGAATAAGCTAGGATTCACGCAGCAATTCGTTAATAAAGTTAATACCAGCGCAAGCGCTCAATGGAGTACCTTAAAATCGAATGTTACCACCGCACTCGCAAATATGGGGACGGCTGCACTCGAAAAGTTAAAGAAACCGTTAACTGAGATCAATGAGTGGGCGCAAAATGGCGGACTTGATTGGATTAAGGAAAAAGGAAGCGATTTTCTTGCGGCAGCAGTTACGAAAGTAATCGAGTTTGGTACGTATATATACGACAACTGGCCGACAATCAAGCAAAATTTTATCGACTTCAATACTGCTATTCAACCGATTAAAGACGCGTTAAGCCTAGCGTTTGAAGGCGTTAAAAACGTAGGTAATTTCGTTATTAATAATTGGCCGTTAGTTAAAGAGGCTATTATCGGAGTGACTGTTGCGGTAGCGGCGTTCAGACTCGGAATGGTAGGGTTGGCAATCGTCGGAGTTATTACGAATCTAATTAACCTGTACCGTACCGGAATGTTAGCAGCAACTATCGCTCAATGGGCAATGAATGCGGCATTATTGGCGTGTCCTGCAACTTGGGTAGTAGCAGCTATTGCGGCGCTAATTGCAATTGGCGTGTTGTTATACCGAAATTGGGATACGGTTAAAGCGAAAGCTATGGAATTATGGGCCAAGTTAGGTCCGTTACAGGGTGTATTCAGAGCGCTAGTTTCGCCTATTACGCTAGTAATCTCAGCAGTTAAATCGTTAATCTCGTATTGGGGCACTTTAATGTCTAAGATTCGTAGCTTTAAAATGCCGGATTGGGTTAAAACTGCCGGAAGTAAGATTAGTAATGCGATAGGTTTCGGCGGAGGTAAATCGCACGCAGGCGGATTATCCAACGTTCCATACAACGGATATCAAGCGACGCTTCATAAAGGCGAGCGTGTACTTACTCCGGAAGAAAACGAAGCTTATAATCGCGGAGGCAGAAGCGGTGTAAACGTAAGCTTCGAAGGGGCTATTTTCAATGTCCGCAAAGATTCCGATATTAAAGACATCGCGTACGAATTAGCGAAATTAATCGAGAAGGAAGGAGCGTGGGCGTAATGGGAGCGATAAAGTTTTGGTTATACAACGGTAAGGAAAAGTTACAACTGCCAGTCAATCCCGAAAGTATTAGCGTCTCATCTCCTTTCGGTTACGAAGATATAGACGTAGCGCAACTCGGACAAATAACGGTATTCGGCGATAGGCAACTTGCGGAATATTCTTTATCCGCGTTTTTCCCTTCGATATACAATCCGGCTTACTGCGAATATTCAACGATTCCGAAACCGTGGGACGCAGTTAATTTAATCGAAAAATGGCGCGATAAGAAAACTCCGATACGCTTAACGGTTACAGGAACGCCGATTAACGTTTTGGTTACGATAAGAGAATTTGATAAGGAAGTCGAGAAAGCCGGAAGCCCTGGCGATATTTATTTTTCGCTGTCTCTTACGGAATATAGAACGGCTGCTCCGAAAAAGGTCGAAACAACTACGACTAAATCGACCACAAAGCCAACACCGCAACGTAGCTCTTCAAAAACAACTCCGAAAACTTACACGGTAAAGAAAGGCGATAGTCTATGGAAGATAGCGCTGAAATATTACGGTAAGTCTGAGTACTGGCGCAAGATTTACGATAAGAACAAAAAGCTTATCGGTAAGAATCCGAATCTAATTTATCCGGGGCAAAAGTTGGTGATGCCGTAGTGATTAAGGTAATTTACGATAATTACGATATTACGACGATGGTTAAGTCCGTTGAATGGTCAGGACATCTTGATAAGTCTTATCGTGAGCTTTCGTTATCAGTTATTAATACGGCTAACGGTAAATCTCAAATTCTACGGTTCTCTAACGGTAAGCAGATCGATTTTTATAACGATGGCAAACGATTATTTAGAGGTATCGTATTTAGTAACGAAATAGATTCTAGCGGAAACTTAGATATCACGGCTTACGACGAGAACGTTTATCTCGTAAAGAACAACGATTCCCGCGTATTTAAAAATATCAAGGCTTCCGATATCGCTAAACGTTTATGCAAAGACTTCGGAATCCCTTACGGAACGATTACCGATACAGAATACGTAATTCCGAAGTTAATTATCCGCAACAAATCCCTATACGAAATTATCCGAATAGCGCTTACCGTTACGCAGAAGCAGACGGGCAAGCGTTTTATTATTGGAAATGTTGGCGGAAAGCTAACGTTAATGAAGCTCGGTGCAACTACTTCGAAATGGATTATCGAAAGCGGACGGAATTTAACGGGCGCTAAATATTCGCAATCTATCGATGATATGAAGACGCAAGTTAAAGTAACGGGCGGAACCGAAAAGGCTCCGATTGAGGTTACGGTGAAAAACGATTCGCTATCGAAACTGTTCGGTGTCATGCAGCACGTTGACGAGATGGACGAAAAATCTACGCGGTCACAAATAGACCAGCGTGCTAAGAGTCTCCTTAAAGAGCTCGGAGTTATCGATGATCAAGCGAATATTGAAGCGGTAGGGATTGACGAAGTAATTTCGTCTACTTCGATATATGTACGCGAGCCTATGACGAAGATTATCGGAGGATACTACGTTTCAAGCGATAGTCACAAATACGAAAATGGCGTTCATACAATGTCGCTAGAAATTAGCGCTACGTATGACTTACCGCCAATGGAAATAGATTCGGAGGTGTTAGGTGAAAAATGACGCGATTAGAAGGTAACGGAGCAGCACGTATTATTCAGTTAATGAAATCGCACGGCCATAACGAATCCGTCAAGGTTCACTTCGCAACTATTACCGCAGCGCCTCCGAGCATCAAATTGCGAATAGATGGCGATAAGTTCGAACTAGAAGCGGACGATTTTGAAGTTGCCGAACACTTAACGAAGCATACGCGCCAAATTAAAATCGACGGAGGGGCGGTACAATCGCTCGAATTCCAAGACGGATTGCAAGTCGGTGATAGAGTCGTAGTTATTTCGGCAAACAACGATCAACGATATTACGTAATAGATAAGGCGGTGAGTTATGGCGCTTAGTCCGTTAAGTCCGATAGAGGACGATGATACTAGAGTCGTAGAAGCGGAGAATACCGTTGAGCCTACGAAAACATACGAATTAAAAGACGGATTTATCGGTGGCTTCATCGATGGAGAATCCGCACTTAGACAAACGATAGCGAAAGCCCTTCGAACGGCGCGTTATCGTTTTTTAGTTTATGACGATGATTACGGGTCGGAGTTAGACGACGTAGTAAGTCAAGGTCTACCGTTTGAACTATTACAACTCGAAGTCGCTCGCGTGATTAAAGAGGCGCTAGAAGTAGATGACCGAATTTCTGACGTAGTAGATTTCGATATTAGTCAAGACGGGGACGCGCTATATGTAACGTTTAGCGTTATCACGGTTGATGGCGACGAACTAAACGAGGAGGTGACGATTTAGTGGGAAGATATGACGATTATACGAAAGACTTTATTTTGCAACGAATGTTAGCGACAGTCGGTTCGGATATCGACGTCAGAGAAGGCGCAGTCACTTACGATATGTTATCGAAGTCTGCGATTGAGTTCGGATTAGCTTATCCGGAATTAGATAACGTTCTTACATTCGGATTCTTATCGGAAGACACGCCTTCGGAGTTTGTTGATTTACGAGCTGGCGAAATGGGGCTTACACGAAAGCCTGCGGTAAATGCGACTGGCCAAGTTAAGTTTAGCGGAGTTAACGGAACTGTTATTCCGATAGGCACACGAATTAATACGGATAACGAAGTATATTTTTCGACTACACAAGCGGGCACAATTTCCGGTGGGACTGTTACCGTAAATGCGACTGCAGAGGTCGGAGGAGTTAGCGGAAATGTCGTTGCAGGCGAAATAAATACAGTTCCCGCCGAATTATCGAGTTTGTTATCAGTAACGAATGATCTGCCGTTTAGTGGCGGATTTGACGAAGAATCGGACGAAAGTCTAATCGCTCGATACTACGAAAAAGTACAAAAGCCGGCGACAAGCGGAAATGCGTTTCAATATCAACAATGGGCGAAGTCGGTCGCAGGCATAGGTGACGCTAAAGTTTATCCGTTATGGAACGGTAACGGCACGGTTAAAGTCGTATTGCTCGACGTAAACAAGCGAGCGCCAAACTCGACAATCGTTACGAATGCAACGAATTATATTAACGGTGAACGCCCAATCGGGGCAACTGTTACGGTTGTTGGCGCGGCTGAGGTTCAAATAGCGGTTAGTGCTACGTTAACATTAGTTCCCGGCGCATCGTTAGCTACTGCTACGTCTAAATTTACGAGTGCGTTTACGGATTATTTAAAATCGATTGCATTCGTAGACCCGACAGTAAGATATTCGAAAATTTCTTCGGTATTAATCGGCATACCGGAAGTTTTAGACTACGCGAACTTAAAAATAAATGGCGGGACAGTAAACATATCGATAAGTGACAGTAACGTTGCGGTTCCTGGGACGGTGACATTATCGTGAAGTTTATAGGAACAGATATCGAACGCAATATCGAAACGGATTTATACAGTTATCTTCCGCAAGAGTACGTAGATTATCGAGAGTCTCGCGCAATCATCAAAGCGGAAGCTTCCGAGTTTGAAGCGCTAAACAGTGCGATATCGGACGTTCTTGACCAGTTCTTTATCGATACTGCTACGTGGGGGCTTGCGAATTGGGAAGTGATGAGCGGAATTATCGTTAATGAATCGAAGCCAATCGAAGAAAGACGTTCGCTAATCAAAGCGAAACGAAGAGGTACCGGCGCCGTAACTCCTGCGCTTATACAGAACGTTATCGATTCGTATTCAGGCGGAGCTGTTCAAGTAACGGAAGATATGGCGAATTATACGATCAAAATTAAATTCGTAAGTAACCTCGGAGTGCCTACGAATATGCCGGATATCCAGTCGGTCGTTCGCGACATAATGCCGGCACATTTAGCGATAACTTACGAGTACAAATATCCGTTATGGAGCGATTGGAACACAGCTAATAAAACGTGGACTGATATAAATACGGCGAATAAAACGTGGACTCAGTACGAGTCAGGAATTTAAGCGAGAGGAGACGATTAGATGCCGACAAATACATCAATATTTAGTATTCCGAAGCCGTTATCATCGGAAGCATTCAACCTTACTAATTTTAATGCGATATTAGATGCGATTGAAACAGGAGTGTCAGGCCGAGTACAAATGGCGAAAACTACCGATGACACTGGCGGAGTAAAAATTAACGCATCACTTACTACTGACGATATTTTAGCGCTTCTTTTAGCGCAAGGCAAAGGTGTTCATACGTTTTATAATATTTCAGGAGCAGTAAATAATCCGGCAACTGGCGCAAGTATTCGAGGATTCTCACATTTTACTTCGTCTAATACCGGATGGGTTTACGCTTCAGATACGAACAATAACATATATACGAATTATTGCGATTTAGGGACCTGGAAAGGTTGGCGGAAAATAATAAGCGATACAACTACTGCATGGACTAACTTAACGCTTCAAAATAGTTGGGTGCATAGCGGAGGTACTTACCCGAACGCGAGTTATCGTTTAAACGCGCTAGGTGAAGTAGAATTACGAGGCGCTATAAAAAGCGGAATAACAACATCTGGTACAACTATTGCAACTCTTCCAGCAGGCTTTAGACCAACACATGATCGTAACTATGTTGTGTATTCAACTGACGGAACAAATTATATTCTCGGAACAATTCAAATAACTTCAGCAGGTGCTATACGACTTTTTAGCGGTGGAAATGTAATTCTTTCTTTGGATAGTATACCACCAATCGCAACAACGTAAGGAGGCACCAAATGAACCGAGTATACAGACTAGACGCAGAAGGCTTTTATTTAGAGGATGTTATCCTTGAATACGGCGCAAGTATTCCGAGTGATTGCATAGAAATGCCCGAACCAAAAGGGTTTTATAAAATCAAATATGATCGCGTAAAAAAGGTATGGGTTGAAGGTTTAACGCAATCTGAAATCGATGAACTACGCAATCAACCGACACCTAAAACTGAGGCAGAGCTTATAGAAGAAAGATTATCTTTATCAGAAGAAGCAATCGACTTTCTACTAATGAACGGAGGACTATAATTGATGGCAGGATATTTAGCGATGCGTATAGAGCTTGGAAAATTAGATTACACGGCGGTAGTAACGAAATACCCGCAGTTCAAGTCGGAAATCGACGAAATATTAATTAACGACGGTATGCACGAAATGATCGTAGAGCAGGCGTAATCTTTTATGTCAACCGGAAAAGGAGGACGGAGGGATGGAACCATCAGTGGGCGAACTTAACGACAAGATAGCGGATATTCGCGAATGGCTAGTGCGCATAGATACGAAAGTTGACTATTTAAACGAAGTTAAACGGACGGCAGAAGAAGCGGACTCCAAAGCGGACGAAGCGTTAGCACTATCGAAAGCGAACAAGGAAGCAATCGTCGAAATAAAGGCGAATGATAAATGGAAATGGAGCGCAATTCTTACGATACTCGGAATTATGGTATCGGTAGGGATTGCGTATTTTAGTTAAACGAAAAT